ACCATGGGCTTTTAGTGGAGATATAGAAAGAGGTGATCATATAGTAGTACATCATAATGTATTTAGAAGATTTTATGACATAAGAGGTGTTGAGAAAAATAGTCGCTCTTATTTCAAAAATGATATGTATTTCTGTTCTCCAGATCAGGTTTATTTATATAAAAAAAATAATCAGTGGAAAAGTTTTTTAGATAGGTGTTTTGTAAAACCAATTAAAAATCGACAACCCTTTACGTTTAAAACAACCGAACCCTTAATAGGTATTGTGAAATATGACAATACTGTCTTAAATGATCTAGGAATCGCAAATGGGATGCTTGTAGGATTTAAACCAGATTCTGAATTTGAATTTATTATAGATGGGGAACTTTTATATTGTATGAAATCAAATGATATCGTGATAAAATATGAATACCAAGGAGACGAAGAAGAGTATAATCCAAGCTGGGCAAAAAGCAGTTGAAGAACTAATCAAGGTAGCTAAAGAACCTATTGTAGATAGTGGTGATGATGTATCTGCGGATAGACTTAAAAATGCTGCTGCAACTAAAAAACTTGCTATTTTCGATGCTTTTGAAATATTAAACAGGATAGAAGATGAAAAGAGGATGCTAGAAGATAAACCTAAAGAAGAGAAGGAAGAGGAGAAATCTTTCAGGGGGTTTGCCGAAGGAAGGAGCAGATCATGAATTATGAGCAAAGTCTTTATAAAGTTTTACCAGATGATTACGTTAATCCTAAAATACTTAAAAAGAATAACAGACATAAAAAATGGGAGTATGGTTATAACTCGGATTATGATTTCATTGTAATAAGTAAAACTGGGGAAATTGGACAAATCTACGACATTCAAAACCTTAAAATTGCATTACCAAAACAGAAGGATGTTTTTAAAAGATCCACCAAAGTCGAAGAGCAGTATTGGGAGGCAAACGAATATTCCAAAGAACTCTCAAAAGTAAAAAATGTATTCGATTGGGATAAGTATCCACAAGAATTTAAAGATAAATATTACGATTATATAGATGGAGAATTTCAAAGACGTGATGAGGGTTATTGGTTTTATAATAATGGCACCCCTACTTATATTAGTGGTTCTCACTATATGTACTTACAATGGACTAAGATCGATGTGGGTAAACCCGATTACAGGGAATCCAACCGCCTTTTCTACCTTTTTTGGGAAGCTTGTAAAGCTGATAAAAGGTGCTATGGTATTTGTTATTTAAAAAATAGACGTTCAGGATTTTCTTTTATGGCGTCATCAGAACTTGTAAATCAAGCGACAATAACTAGTGATGGAAGATATGGTGTATTATCTAAATCTGGGGCTGATGCTAAAAAAATGTTTACTGATAAAGTTGTACCCATAAGTGTTAACTACCCCTTCTTTTTTAAACCGATTCAAGATGGTATGGATCGTCCAAAAACAGAGTTAGCATATAGAGTACCTGCTTCAAAGTTAACAAGAAGAAAACTAGAAGCTAATGAAAAGTTACAAGATATAGTAGGTTTAGATACAACTATAGACTGGAAAAATACTGGAGATAATTCTTATGATGGTGAAAAGTTACAACTACTAGCACA